CAAGTTTTAAAAGAATTAAAATTTGAAATAAATTAAAGATTGTAATATAATATAATTAATCAAATATAACAAACTAAATTTATTATTAAGGAGATTACAAAAATGATTGAAGCAACTAAGCTTACAGACAAAAGCAGTGAAGTATTTGAGTATATCAAGGCAGCAGGTGGAAAGTGCTCACTTCCTGAACTTGTAAATGCTCTTGGTAGAACTGACCGTTCAATCGGTGCTAATCTTACAGACCTGAAGAAGAAGGGTTTTGGTGAGAGAGAAAAGGTTGAGGTTGAAGGTGAGGAGAAGCCGGTTACTTATTTCGTTCTTAATGCAGACGGAATGGCTTGGACTCCATCTGAGGACGCTGAGTAGTAATAACAGAATAAATATTGGAGGGTTATATTTATAGCCCTCCATTCTCTTATTACATCAAATACAACACAACTATTAAACAAACATGAGGAAAATATAATGCTTAAACAAAAAGAAAACAGAGTAAAAATAGAAGGTATCCTTTCAGAAATTAACATTAACCCAACTCATTTTATGAAAGATGGGCAGGAAATGGAAGCTCTGGGTGGACACATAATTGTTAAAGTAAAACAGAAAATTAGCGGTGTAGAAAAGGAACTTCTTGTACCAGTTCATATGTTTGCGCCAAAGCTTACAAATAAGAAGACTCCAAACCCAGCTTTTGAGTCAATCTCAAAGGTACTCAATGAGTTTAAGTCTATTGCTATGACTGGTGATGAAGCTACAGCAGATAGAATTCGTATCACAAATGGTCAGATTAAAATGAATGAGTACTATGGTCAGGATGGTCGTCTCATTTCATTCCCTAGAGTTACTGCATCTTTTGTGAATAAAATCACAGATGGTTCTTGCAGACCAGAGGCTACTTTTAGTATTGAGTTTGCTGTTGCCGCAGCTGACCAGGAAATTGGTAGAGATGGTGAGCCAACTGGACGTTATAAAGTTACAGCTCTTCTTCCACAGTATGGCGGCAAGGTAGATGTAATTCCTATGTATGCGGAAAGCGAAGGAGTTATTAGTGCTGTTTCTACTTATTGGAACGTAGGTGATACAGTTAAGGCTAATGGTAGACTTGACTTTAGTTCTACAACAGAAGTTACACTTGAAGAGGTAGATTTTGGTGAGCCTATTGAAAAGATTAGAACTATTAATAAGTCTGACCTTATCATAACTGGTGGTTCGCAGGAACCTCTTGAGGGTGACCTTGCTCTTAGTAAAGCTGACCTTGATGCAGCGCTTGCTGACAGAAAGAATAGACTTGAAGAGCAGAAAGAAAAGGATATGGCTAGAGTTGCACAAAAGCAGACACCTCCACCAACTTCCGGCGGATTTAATGACCTCGGATTTTAAGGAGGTAGCTTATGGCAGGAATTGATATTCTCAATTTAGAGCCATCGGTAATTTCAAGAGATTTACGAGGGAAGTTTGTTTGTATTTATTCCTTACCAAAGGTAGGCAAGACTTCCCTCGCTTGTCAATTTCCGAAAAATTTGCTTCTTGGATTTGAGCATGGATGGAATGCCATTTCCGGAGTAAAGGCTGTAGATATAAAGAAATGGACGGATTTCAAAATGATACTCCGTCAGCTTGAGAAACCAGAAGCTCAAGAACAATATAATACAGTTACCATTGATACGGTAGGTATTGCTTGGGATTTGTGTGAACAGTATATTTGCGCCCAGAATGGAGTACAGACAATAGCTGATATTCCATGGGGTGGTGGATATAGTGCTACCAAGAAAGAATTTGAAAATTGTCTACGTAAAATAACTCAGCTTGGTTACGGACTTGTAATTATTGCCCATGTAGATAAGCGTGTTGAGAAACGCGCAGATGATTCAGAAGTTGAAATTCTTGGTCCTGCAATCCCTAAACGTGCATATGACATTGTTAATCAGTTAGTAGATATTATTGGTTATATTGATATCACTTGGGATGAAGATGGAAATGCTGAGCGCTGGTTATATACTCGTAAGACTCCAACTGTAATGGCTGGAAGTAGATTTAAGTATCTGGCTCCAAAGATTAAATTTGGCTATCAAGAACTCGTAGATGCAATTGTAGATGCAATTGAGAAGAGTGAAAAACTTGACGGCGCGAAAGTTGTAGATAAAGAAGAAGTAGTAATTGAACAAGAACTTGATTTTGATTCTATCAGAGAAGAAGCTTCAAAACTTTGGGGTAACTTGGTAGGTCAAGACCCTGCTAATGCAGATAAGATTTTAAAGAAAGTTGAAATGATTTTTGGTAGAAAAATGAAATTAAGTGAAATTACTGAGGACCAAAAAGATTTGTTCTATTTAGTTTTACTGGATATGCGAGATATGGTTTAAGA